TTTTTATAAAAAAAAAAAAAAAAAAAAAAAAAAAAAAAAAAAAAAAAAAAAAAAAAAAAAAAAAAAAAGAAAAAAAAGAAAACAAGAAAAAAATAAAAAAAGAAAAAAGTGCTTTATTTTATTATCTTTTATTTATTTATAAAAATTGAAATTTTCAATTCATTAATAGATCTATTATAATTTTAATTGTAACTAACGCTAAAAAAGTTACACTATTACTATTTCAAAACATTATAAATATGTCTGAAAATATAGAAGTTGAAAATAATTATCTTCAGAATATCAATATACTAATTCGTGAATTAAAAAATAATATTTTTGAGTTTACAGAGATCTATATTCGTCATTCAAAGATAAAAGTAGAATTAGATATTGAAAAATATAAAGAAATACTTGCTGAAGAGAAAGCATTGGCTTTAGAACAATATAGAAAACATATAGATGATTGTAGGATATTTGAATATGAACATTGTAATTGTATATGTGATCCTGATGATAATCCACGTGTTCGCATGATTCAGTATGAAATTTATATGTTAGAAGAAGAATTGGGTGACATTGAATATTTAGACAAAATGAGACAAGAATTATCTGGATTGATAGCAATAAAATTAAGGATTTTATCAAAAAATAAATAATAATAAATCCAATACTTTTTTATTTATAGTAGTGAATCTAAAAAAGAAAAATAATTGAATGACAATATTTTTCTTTTACAACTATTTTTCATATTCATTATTTGTATTATTTTATTTATATTTAATATTTGTATAAAAATTGAATATTTATTTATAGGATATGATATTAATTATAATAATATAAGTGTAAATGAATGAAAATAAAATGACATTAAAGCAGTTAGAAAAACAGCGTATAAAAGAAGAAAAAGAACGTATAAAGGAAGAAAAAAATAAAAAAAAGATTGAAGAAAAAGAAAAAAAAGAACGTATAAAAGAAGAAAAAAATAAAAAAAAGAAAACACGAAAACAAATAAGACCACAATTAGAAGAAACATTTACACAAAAACTGACAGATTTGATAGAAATAAATAGGATACAAAACTATGAGCCAAGTTTATATATATTAAAAGACAATAACAAATATATAACACATATAGTGCATATAGCAGATATACATATAAGATTATCAGTAAGACATGATGAATATAATGAGATATTTGAGAATTTTTATATAATGTTGAGAGAACATAAGTTAAGAGCACCAAATACAATAATATGTTTATGTGGAGATTTATTGCATTCAAAAGATGAATTAAAACCGAATACAATAATACAAACATGGAATTTTATTAAAACACTATCAGAAATATTTCCATTAATAATTATAACAGGAAATCATGATACAATAGAAATGAATGAAAATAAGATAGATTCAATTACAGCTATATTAAAAGATAGAAATTATACAGATATATATTATTTGGTAGATAGTGGGGTGTATGTATATAACAATTTAATATTTGGAGTATCATCTATAATAGATAAATATATATTGCATATAGATAAAGTCAATGAGTTAATAATGAATACAACATTTAATTATGATATGACAAAAATAGGTTTATATCATGGTGCAATTGACAGTGTAATTATAAATCAATATGGAACAAAAATACGTGGTGAAAGGAAATTATCAGATTTTGGAGCATATGATTATATGTTATTAGGAGATATACATCAATTCCAATACATAAATAAAGAGAAAACATGTGCATATTCATCTAGTTTAATATCACAAAACTTTGCAGAAACAGATGATAATCATGGATATATATTATGGGATATAGAGAATAAGGAGTCAATATTTTGCAAAGTAAAAAATGATTATGGATATCATACGATAAATATGAATAAAATTATAAAAACAGCAGATGATAAAATATATTTAGATGATGATTTAATAAAATTACAATTAGAACCAGTTAAAAAAGGATATTTAAGAATCGAAGTAGATGATACATATTCAATGAAAATATCAAGGGAAGAATTCAAAACACAAATAACATCTATATATCCAGATATAAAAATAACATGGCAAGTAGTATTTGGATTAGAAGATAAAAAAACAAATAATGTAATAGATGCGAATATAGATAATGAAATAGAAAATAATAATATGATGGAAGTAAAACAGGAACAATTAATAAATTTGATAAGAAGATTTATAACAGTAAAATACAATGATATAGATAAAAATGGAATAGAATTAATAATTAAATATTTGATGCAAATATTAGATGAAAGTAAAACAAACAATATAAATATAGAATATATACAATGTGAATGGAAATTAATATGGTTATCATTTGATTATATGTATGGATATGGACCAAACAATATAATAGATTTTACATTGTATCCTATGAATGAAATAGTGGGAATATTTGGAGATAATGCAATAGGTAAATCATCATTAATTGACATAATAGCTTTTATGTTATATTCAAAATCAGCAAGAGATGATACAGCGTGTAATCCAAAAGATATAGTAAATGTAAACACCGATAAAGCATATGGAGTATTAATTATAGAATCTAATGGAGTTAAATATAGGATAGATAGGACATGTAGAAAAAAATGGAATACAAACAATAAAGCATATTCTATAAATTCACAGTTAAATGTATATAAAATGATGATTAGTGAAGATGACACGAATAAAAACACATTTAAATTACATAATCAAACATATATATTATATTCATTAACAGAAGAAAATAGATTATGTACAGATGATATATTAGTTCCCATAGTAGGTTCATATGATAATTTTATAACAACATCGGTATTATTGCAAGGAAATACAAAAACATTTAGATCGAAAACAAATGTTCAAAAAAAAGATTTTTTATCACAAATATTAAATTTAGATTATTTTAGGAAATCGGAAAATATAATATTGGATAGATTGAAAGCATATAAAATAGAACATGATTCATTAGATAAAACCATAATAAATTTGAGCAATAAAAGTATAAATGAAATACAATTATTGGTGGATGAAAATAATAATAAAATAGAAAATAATAATAAATTAGTAAATGAATTATCTATAATAGGAGAAGAAAAACATGAAAAACTATTGGAAACAAAATATGATGATCCAAAAATATTACGTGATAAATTAAATAATTATATTGTAAAAAAGAATGAATATGAAAATATGATTAATGATATAAAATCAATAATATTAACATATAATAATAAAATAGCAAATTTAGAGTTGATTAATAAAAAAGATGATATTATCACAATATACAATAATAAAAAACAATTAATAGTGGATAAAATAAGAAAAAATAAAATTGAGATAGATAAATATGATAAAATAAAAAATGATTTGGTATATCATAATGTATATGGATATACTATAGATACTGTAAATGAAGAAATAAACAAAATAACATCAATATATAAATATAAACAACTTGATATTATAAAACAAATAAATGAATTTATATATAGATTGATAAATAGTGTTAAAAAATCCATTAAAATATCATATAATAATAAGACAATGAATAATTATTATGATTTAATAAATAATATTGAATTATTTTGTAAAAATATGTTATTTAGTGCATATACAAATGAAAATATAAATAATATACATAAATCATTTATAAATAGTGTCAAACAAATTTATAATAAAATACAACTTAATAATAGTAATATTAATAATGAAATAAATAAAATAAATTTACAAATAAATTACATAGATAATTTTAATGCAATTGATGAAACAAATCATATTAACAATATAATAAACAAATATAATATAAAAAATACAAATATTATAAATGAAATACAAATAATTATATTAGATCTTGAAAAAGATATAATATATAATAATATAAAAAATATAAATATTAATAATTTGAACAATGAATATAATGAGATAATTAATTTTATAAACACAAATAAAAATATGTTGCATATTGATGATAAAATTAAAAATATAATTAATGAACTATATATTAATATTAATAAACAAAAAATAAATAAAACACAATGTATAAATAAATTAGATGAATTATCAACTGAATTTAATAATTATATAAATAATAAAGAACTATTAAATATTTTAAGTATAAAAAAAAATAGAATGGAAGAAATAAGCAAGATAAAGAAAGATTATTATGCAGTAATAAAGATAGCTGAATTAAAAAAAGCAATAGAATTTATGGATAATATAGATAAATATAATAAAAACATAGAAAATATGGATAAAATCAATGAATTCAAGGAAGAAGTTGAATTTAATAATGATTTAATAATAATTATTGATTTGATAGTAAATAGTGATTTTGTATTCGACATAAATAATATGAAAAATGAAATAGAATATATGAATAATATAAAACAAGATATTGAATATAATAATAAAATAAATGAATATAAAAATACTATTTTAAATGAAATAAATAGATTAAATGATGAAATTAATAAAATTAATAATGATGAAGATATATTAATATATGATAAAATGATGAAACAAATAGATGAATACGAAATATTATATAAAAATATAATATGTGAAACATCACGATTAAATATAATAGAAATGCAGTTTGTTAATATATTGGATGATATAAATAAAATAAAAATGCAATTAGATGAAAATATAGATGAAAAATATGATTTAATGATGCATATTAAATCGGAATATAAACAAATAATGAATGATATTGAAAAATATAAAATAGAAAATGCGACTTTAGAGGCAATGAATGTGAATAATATAAATTTAATAAATAAATTGATAGAAACAAATGATTTATTAAATAATGTTAGGGTGGAAATAAGAATATATGATATAATGGCGAAAATAATACATAGAGATGGTATTCAGTCATTTTTATTATCTGAATCATTAAAAAAAATAACAAATAAGGTGAATAATATATTGGAGCCATTTATACATAAAACTATAAAAATGGAGATGCATGGAGATAAAATAGAAATAAATATACATAATGCAAATAATGATAAAATACAAACAATAAGTGGTATGGAATCATTGATGTTAGAATTGGCATTAAAAATAATAATTGGTCAAATATCAGTTATGCCAAAATCAAGTGTATTATTTATAGATGAATCGATAAGTGTATTAGATAAACATAGATTATCATCAATAGATGAATTATTTAATTTTGTAAAACAATATTATTCACAAGTATTATTGATAACACATATGAAACAAGTAAATAATCATATAAATTTCAATCTTGATATAACTAAAACAAATGGATATTCATTAATATATAATTTATCTACACATAATCAATTACATAAATTAGATACATCATATATGTTAGCTATAGATAAAATAAAAAATAGATCTAAAAAAATAAATATTATATAATTTATTTATAAAAAAATTGAAAATTGAATTATTAGTAAGTAATTAATTAATATTATTAATTATCAACAAAATGGCTACATTTGCAGATATTAAAAAATATGAAGAAACAATAAAAAGATTAAATGACAATATATGTTATACAATTTTCAAGAAATTATATGAAGTAAATCTTGATTATAAATTTTTATTTGATAATTTGTGTATATATTATAATATGTTATGTAATGTAGATAAAAATTGCGTAATATATCAAATGGAACATTGGCAAAATAATAAAGATTGTAATAATGATTTATTAAAAGGATTATGTTCTGTTATGCTTGATAAAATAACAGATATTATCACTACTGCTTCTATAGATACTGAATTGAATGCTTCGTACAATATGTTAAAAATATTGTATGAAAATAAAATAGAATTATTAAATACGATGGATGCAACTGGAGCATTTACTAATTGGTGTCATGATAAATATATAGAAAAATGTAAAATTAATAATAAAGATTTTTTTTCATATAATTCGATTAAAGACTATGCTAAAAATAAGAAAAAAGCAAAAACACAGTTAGATATAGTGAATATCATTGTAGATTTATATAATGATAAATAATGTATTATTTTTTTATACTATATATAACTATAAAAAAAATTGAAAATATAATTCATTGATAGGTCCATTATAGTTTTTGTTGTAACTAACGCTAAAAAAGTTCCAGTTTCTGGTCTTTATTGTTGCGCAAGCAATACTGTTGTCATCAAGCGATCAAAAACAGATCAGTTATGTATCAATTCACACAAGATCCACAACGAAAGCTCAAAATTGCAATTGAGGATTATTGCAACGCAATGTTGACGTTTAAGATAATGTGTGATAATCCAAATAAGTATCCGGAAACTGAACGTAGAAATGTTTCCAGTACTTTCCCACTCCATGAAAACAAGATCAAGAACCTGTTAAAAACATTGAAATTGGAGACATTCTCACACAATTACGGTAATGCTACTTTTAGTTGTGAGATCAAGAATGAAGAGTTGGTATGTAACGTGGAAAATCTAGTACCAAAACCACAACAACAAGGTGGTCAACAAGGTGGTCAACAAGGTGGTCAACAAGGTGGTCAACAAGGTGGTCAACGAGGTATTCCGCCACCACCACATCACAATGGTCGAGGTGGCCAAAGTAGTTTCCAGCTACCGTTACCACGACATCATCAAAGTGGTTCGGCACAACATCCGCCAGTTCAGCTACATACACAACAATATTATCAAGATGTTCAGCTAGATGTTCTGCAAGGTGTCATAGTACAACATCATCAAGGTGTTCAGTCAGGTGTTCTGCAAGGTGTCCAGCCAGTTGTCCAGCCAGTTGTCCAGCCAGTTGTTCCGCAAGGTGGTCCAGTACAACATAGGGGGGTGGTTTGTATGGCCATTCCAATACAGCAACATGCTCATGCACAACAACATCAAGGTGTTCAGTCAGGTGTTCTGCAATGTGTACAGCAAGGTGTTCTGCCATCACCACATTACAATGGTCGAGGTGGCCAAAGTAGTTTCCAGCTACAGTTACCACGACATCATTAAAGTGGTTCGGCACAACATCATCAACGTTTGTTTCGCTAGAAAGTAGGAAAGCAAAAAGGAAAACATAAAAATAGGAAATAATGGGTTTTTTTATAAAAAAACAAAAAAACAAAAAAACAAAAAAAGGGGGAAAGGGTAAATTTTTTTTATTATATATACGTGATAAAAATTGAATTTATTTTATTATATAAAATACGTTCAATATAAATAATCAACTAAGTAAAATTGTGTAAAAATGGAAAACAATACAGAAACAGCAAAATATAGCAACTCAGAAGCAATCAAAACGATTACAACAACATCTGGAGTCGATGACATATATAATCAAAAAAATATAGTAATTCCAGAATTGGAAAGATTGGTAATGATACGTATATATTGTCGTATTTGTGGTAAAAAAGAGAATATATTATATGAATTTATTTCAAATTATTTTGGGACATTATGTTGTGAAGAACATCAAGACAATGCGAAATTAGGTGTTTATAAATATTTGGATAAAAACAAATTAGTAAAACGTAATGATTTAGAACAAACAAAAGAATGGATAGAATTTCACGATAAAATTATGAAATATGGAACAATTACTACTATACGTGCAGATGGTACAATTAGTGGAGATTGGAATATTTTTACAGAAAATGTTAGCAATAGTATAAAAAATAAGTTAAGAGATGATTTTAATTTATATCATTATAATAATGATGATGGATTATTATTAAAAGTATATAAATTTGAAGAAAATGATGATAGTTATTTACATAAAACTATAAAATTATCTACATTTATGACAGATAATTCACATTATAGTGGTGATAAAGAATTAGGAGATAGTATTAATAAATTATTAGATTTATTAAAAAATAATTTTTATGCAGAAGCTATAATTAAATTAACAGAAAAAATAATTAAAAAAGAATCAACATAATACATATATAAATTTTATTTATTATAAATGGAATAACAAATTAAAATATTAAATTATATAATAATATTGTTAATATTATTATATGACATTATGGAAAAACATAGGAACAATAGATAATCCAGAACCAATAGTAGGAGGAAGTGAGTTTGGCATTGATGTAGATATTAATGATATAGGTAATATAGTGATATTTGGAGATCCATCATGGAAATCAGCACCAAGTAATAAACCAGGAAAGATATATACATTTAAATATGGAAAGATAGGATGTGTAGTGAAATGGTTTAAATATGGATCATATATACAAGGTGATACAAATAACGATAAATTTGGAAACAGTGTATCAATATCAGCAACAGGTGGAGACATAGTTGGGGCATCGTTGCGTAATGGTCAGAATGGTTATATAAAAGTATATAGATGGTCTGGTACATCATGGATACAGAAAGGTGCAACAATACAGCGTAATGGATTTTTTAACATAGCAGGAAATTCAGTAGATATAAGTGGTTGTGGTAATTATGTATCATTATGTAGATCAAATTGGTTTAGTAATACAGGGTTTATGGAAATATGGAAATGGATTTCACCAAATTGGATATGGACAGGTCGTATAGCAGGAAGAGCATTTAATAGTGATTTGGGAATAAATTATGTAAATTTGTCATTTGCTGGAACAACAGTAATAGTAGGAGGTCCAAAATGGAGTTCAAATAAAGGTTATATTGGAGTATATGATTATAATGGATCTGTATGGAATTTAAGAGGATCATATATAGATGGATTAAATAATAATGATAGATTTGGGTGGTCAGTGGCAATATCAGAGGATAGTAATAGAATAGTGGTGGGTGCATATACTGCAGGTGTATCAAATAATGGTAATGTATATGTGTATGATTGGAATGGTTCAGCATGGTTACAGGTAGGAACAACAATAGTGGGATTAAATGGAGATCAATGTGGTTATAGTGTGAGTATAGCGAATAATAAAAATATAATAGGAATAGGATTTTTACTATATGATGGACCATCTGCGAATACAGGTGGAACAAAAATGTATATATGGGATAATATATCATGGACACAATATGGGGCGACATTATCAGGAGGTACAACAAATGATAATTTTGGAATAAGATCAGAGTTAGCTAAACAAAATTTAAAATTAGTAGTATCAGCGCCAGGCTATAATGCAAATACAGGAAAGGGTTATATATATGAGTATGCAGATTTATACAAGGAATTGAATAATTTGAAACAATAAGATTAATTATATATATATTTACAATTCATAATCGCATTTATTACTAAAATAATCATCAAAAAAGGAATGTATAAGATCAACAGTAGGTAAATCAGGAGTAATATTATTAATACAAAAAAATTTAGGTTTTTGAGTGGTAATTTTTTGTAGTAATCCTTTCATTTGAGATCTATTAACTTTATTAGCACCTATATAAACATTTGGCATAATAGTATTATTAATAGATTTTCCGATTTCTACAGCATAAATAACAGATAAACCAATGGGAGCAATGTTAGTGATGTCACGGAATTTTGAACGCATAGTAACAGCAAATTGAATAGCATATTTTTCTTCTAACATATTTAAAACAGATTTAGAACATAATATAGATTGATGCCATGGACAAGAAACAATCCTATTAAGAAATTCATTACGCATAATAGAATTATTATTTTTCCAAGCAGACACATATCCAATTTCATTTTCTTTTGGAGGACCTTTATAATTGCATGTCCATTGTTTTCCATAGTAGAAAGGTTTGCCATCGGAAGAAATAATATCTTGTTTATTCAATGTATTACCTAAAAACATATCATCATTAAAATACATAAAAAATTCAGTTAAGTTAGGAATTTTATGTAAACAACATTCGATAGCTTGTGAATTAAAAACTGGTAAAATGTCTTTATCTGGAAAAATATCTTTATGATCAATAATATGTATTTTAGGATGTTTTGTGTTAAGCCAAGTAGGGATTTGATCATCTGTAACTATATAAATATTATTAATCCAAGGTGCATATTTAAATAATGAACGTAAAGAATATTTTAATTCATTAATATTTTCAAAACGAATAGCAGATGCTGCATCTTCATTTTTTGGTTTATCTGAATAACTATCTCGTTTAGCTACCCATTTAGGATCAGTACCATTGACCCATGTATATACAGCATCAATTTTTCCATAATATTCATTATAATAATTGGAATCATTATAATAAGAGCGTAGTATAAGATAAATAATTATAATAACAATAAATATTATAATAATATTAATTTTGTCCATATATATTTATATATAAAATATATTTATATTAGATATTATTATTGTAATATTATAATATATGAAAAAAGCATTATTAATAGGGATTAATTATAAAAATACAAACAATAAATTAAATGGATGTATAAATGATGTTAAAGAAATATCAAATATATTGAAAAATCAATATAATTATAATGAAATAAAATTATTAATAGATGAGGAAAATAGTGGATTACTACCTACTAAAAAAAATATTTTGGATGCATTAAATAAATTAATATATGAATCAATAGATTGTGTTGAAATTTATTTTCATTATTCAGGGCATGGATCATATATATTAGATAAAAATAATGATGAAATAGACAATAAAGATGAATGTATATGTGCAACAGATGGTTATATAATAGATGATGAATTATTTGAGATTTTTAGACAATTAAAATGTGATGCAAAAATAGTAATGGATTGTTGTCATTCTGGAACAGCATTAGATTTAAAATATACAATGAAGTATAATGTATTAACAGATGATTATAATTATGAAGAAAATAGTAAATATATCGATATTGAAACGACAATTTATATGATATCTAGTTGTAAAGATAATCAAACAAGTGCAGAAATATATAATGAAAATGATAATATATATATGGGGGCATTAACATATTCATTATTAGAAGTATTAAAATTAAGTAGTTATAATAATTCAATATCATTAATATTAAAACAAGTATCTAATAGATTATCTGAATCAGGATGTAAACAAGTGCCAATATTATCATCAAATAAACAAATAGATAATTTAAATACAGACTTTATAGTAAAACAAATAAAAGCACCAATATATAAAATTAAAAATACATGTTGTAATGTGTCATAATATTAAACATTAATAAATAGAGGATTAGCCATTTTTTTAGCATTTATATTTTGATTTATAGCAATTCTACATATATTTACTGTTTGTTGTTTAACACGTTCTAATAATAATCCATTTTTAGCAACAGCATATTTACATAATTCTTCATTTTGTTTCATATTAGATATAGTACATGGTTCTAAATCAAGTGCAAGTTTACATAATTCAATCGTAGGATTATTTATATATGTTATTAAATAAGGATCATTTTTAATAGCATATAAACACATATCATAAGTTTGTTTTATTATATATTTAATTGATCTAGTAGTATGTTTTAATGCTTCCCAACACAATTCTTCTGTTTGATTTAATTTAACAAATTTAATAGCTATACCCCAATTACGAACAGCCAATAAACATATTTCATATGTTTGATTTTCAATAAATCTTAAATTTAATGCATCATAATTTAATACATTTATACAATTATCATTATTTTTTAAAAAATCAGTACGTGTTGAATGATTTTTCATAATAAATTTATTAGTTTTATAAATTTTGTATTTTTCATCAAAATAAAATACTGCATCATCACATAATATAATTTCCATAATTAAAGATCCAAAATGAATTTTAGTATATAATTTAGATGCAGGAACAAAATATAATCCACCACTGTAATATGAGTTAGAAATAATGAAATCATTTGTACAGATATTAACACCAATTTTTAAATCATGAAAATCACTTTTTAAGTTATCATCTACACATTTATAATAAGGACCAGGTATTAATGCAATAAATTTAGAATAAGACAGAGCAGTCATTTAATTAATTTAATAAATAAATATAACATTAATAAAAAAATATTCAATTTTTTATACAAAATAGTATATAAAAATTAATTGCATCTTATTTACATAATATTGATTTATTTTTATTTATAATATTATACATAGTATTAAAAATTGAAAATATTTTTATTTGTAATATTTTATTTATATTATAATCAACTAATTATAAACAAAATCAGCATGACTACTTTATCTTATCATGAATTTATGGAACGATTTCCTCAATCTACTATATTTTGTAAATTTCTCAATAATAATCACAATCATTTTGGATTCTCATATAAATTAGGTGAAAATATTGATCACATTCCTTTTAATCCATCTGGTTCATGTGAATCTGGTGGATTATATTTTACTACTTATGAACATTTACCGAAATTTAGTTCATATGGTTTAAATATAGCATATATAGAATTATGCAAAGATGCAATATTTTACTGTGATCCAGAAGGATATAAATGGAAAACAAATAAATTTATTATAACAAAAATAGAAGAACCAACATATGAAAGATGTAAATTAGCTGTTCAACAAGATGGGTATGCGCTTCAATTTGTAAAAAACCAAACAGAAGAAATATGTAGATTCGCTGTTCAACAAAATGGATATGCACTTAAATATGTAAAAAAACAAACAGAAGAGATATGTAGATTAGCTATACAACAAGATGGGTTAATACTTGAATATGTAGAAAATCAAACTGATGATATATGTAAATTAGCTATTATACTAAATGGAAATGCACTAGAATATGTTAAAAATCAAACAGATGAAATATGCAAATTCGCTGTACAACAAAATGAATTTGCATTTGAACATGTAAAAAATCAAACTGATGAAATATGCAAATTAGCTGTACAACAAAATGGACATGCACTTTATTTTGTAATTAATCAAACAGAAGAAATATGTGAATTAGCTGTCCAACAAAATGGATCTATACTTCAATATGTTATTGATCAAACTGATAATATATGTAAATTAGCTGTTCAACAAAATGGATTAGCACTGCAATATGTAAAAAACCAAACTGATGAAATATGTAAATTAGCTGTTCAACAAAATGGATTAGCACTTCAATATATAAAAAACCAAACTGATGAAATATGTAAATTAGCTGTTCAACAAAATGGATTTGCACTTTATTATGTTAAAAATCAAACAGAAGAGATATGTAAATTAGCTGTTCAACAAAATGGATTAACACTTTATTATGTTATTAATAAAACAGATAATATATGTAAATTAGCTGTTATACAAAATGGATTAGCACTTCTATATATAAAAAACCAAACAGATGAATTATGTAAACTAGCTTTAACAAAATGAATTAGCATCCAATATGCAAATCAACTATCTAACAAAATGAATATGCACGTGGACATGTAAATATTAAAAACACAATACCAAAATATTATGTAATTAAAATAGTATGTATATTTTATACTTTTGCATATTTAAAATGTAGATTTTTATAATGTTAAAAATTCAGCACTAATATAATGTACACCAGAGCAACAATGTGTAAAAAAGTATATATAATGAGCAATTTCTTATTGATTGCGCATAGTATAAAAATTGAATATTTTTTTATTAATGTTATATTTATTTATTAAATTAATTATAATAAACAAATGAACAACGAAAACAAATATAAAAATGACAACAATGAGAAAAAAATTAAATATATATGTAATAAATTAGGTAATCATAATGTATTATTATTTATAGATCAATTTAATAAATTAGCAACTTTACCACCAAATCATATATTTGAAAAAGAATTAAGTGATGAATATTGGAATACAATTATTTCTGCATGTAATATTAATTCACATATAGATGTTATAATAGATGGTATATTATTTATTATACATAAAAAAATATTGGAATATGATGTAGAACATGTAGGAACATGTTTAGAAAAATATGAAATAATGACATTATTAGGTGAAATATATACTGGATTAATTTTATTATTAGAAAATAAAGATAATAAAGATTATAGTGAGTTAAGATTATTATTTATATTAAATTCACAATTAGAAAAAATAAAAATGCCATTGAATCCAAATGCAAAAGAATATGTACCAATAAAAAAATAATAATATAAATATATTATAAATAAAAATGACATATGATGAATTTATTTTATTAGCAATAGGACCATTTTATACAGTAATGAATATAACAAATCATAATATAGTTGATATAGAAAATTATATTAAAAATAACAATATAATATTTACAAATTTGAATAAATTATTTAAAATAATAAACGATAACGACATAATATATGAAATAAAATTGTCTAAAACTAGTAATTATAATATTGAAGATGATATGTATATTACAAATAATAGTGATATTATAAAATCATACAATATATATGATTTTTTCAAAAATATAAATAAATATAATATAATGTTAGCTATCCAACAAAATGGGTTATTACTTAAATATATAGAAGATATAGATAAAACAGATATATTATGTAATAAAGCAATAGAACAAACACCATATGCATTAAAATATGTGCCTAATAATTTATTATCATATAATTTATTGGTAAATGCAATAAAAAAGGATGGGAATATATTAAAATATTTAAAATATCAAACAGATGAATTATGTGAATTAGCAATTGAACAGAATGGATTAACATTAATATATGTACATAAACAAACACCATCTATATGTAAAAAAGCAGTAGAACAAAATGGTATGGCACTAACATATGTAAAAAACAAAACTGATGAAATATGTATAAGTGCAATAAAACAAAATCCTATATCAATTATATTTATAAAAAATCCAAGTAAGAATATAATAGAATATATGAAATCAATAGATAAAAATTGAATAATATATATATTCATTAAAATAATGAATAATAAATATATAAAATGAATGAATATATTGAAGATAATACATTGCATTTATCAACGTGGAATGCTATATATAAAAAACCAAATGGATATATATATTATGATTACATGCCATATAAAAGATATAATATAATAATAAATAATGATAATTATAATGATAGAAAAATTATTTTAGAGTTATATATTAGAAAATTATGGAAACAATTATAAATTATTTGAACATTTATTATTAAGATTCATTAATAATTCTTTTCCATTTTTTTGTAAAATACGGAAATGATGATAATTTATGAAATTATGATAAAAATACAAAATAGCACATATAATAATAAACATAATTTTGAATTCATCAATATTTATTTTATGTTGTAAATCTATAGTATATATAAGAAAACATATAATTATAGATAAAATTACACAACGTTTCCAAACACCAGATTTTTCATGATAGTCTAAAATATTATATAATTTATTGAAAATAATTTGTATGGTATCATTATTTTTATATTTAGTATCTTTAGCAAAAACACTATTATTTTCATTACATTGTTTTTCAATAGAAATACGAGTACAACCTAATTCCTGTCGTTCTTTTAATACAGCATAAATAATAATAAAAATAAATAAAAAATTAAAATACATATATAATAACAATACAAAATATATAAAGAAATCAATAAAAAGATAATTAATAATATAAAAAAATAAATGATGGTGTGGTATGATATAAAATATGATATTTATATGAATCACAATATAATAATCATCTAACATCAACAAATAATTAAAAATATTGAAAATTATATATTTTAATATATTATTTATATTATGATATATATATTAGCATGACGAATAATACTGATAAAAATACAATCAATGAATTACTTTCTAGAATCAATTATCATATATTATTAGAATTAATAGAAATATCATCAATTAGTCAACAAACATATTTAACAAATTTAACAACTCTTGGATTTTCTAATGAAGATATTAATGTAATTAAAAATTCTAAAGATAATGAAAAGTTTGGTACTATGATAGAAAAATTAAATAATAATACGCATAATACATATGAAAACATTGATGATGTTAAAATATACATGAATAATAATTTAAAACCACAATATAAGGAAATCTTATTAGAAAATTTGAGAATATATGAAAATGATAAAAAATTTCATGAAATAATTACAAAATAATATTATTTGACGCAATACAAGAACAAATATCTTTATTAGATGAAAATATAACATTAATTAAATTAAATAAATGTAATGTTTGGCTTGAATTATTGCCTCAAATGATATAACATGATTTTTTCACTAAATCAGTGTTTTAAATGTCTAAAGGTGTAAACATAAATTAGTTTTTCCTTTTGCTGTTAAAATATGAATTAACATTGAATATATTTGCTACGTTACGCAACGTATTAGAAGTTGTTTTATAGTAATTTATAGCAGCATTTATTAAATCTAGGAAATAAGTCATATATTATATTATAAAGAAGTAAGATAATATTTACAATGTAAGACTTTTATATTTATTAATATTGACGTCATTATTATTTTTTTTAAATTGTAATTATATTATAAAAAAAACTAACTAATATAGTTTTGTCCAGAAATTTTATTCTTTGCTGTAATTTTATAATAAATTATATATATTATTTATATTACTATGAATATACTGATACCATTGTGCGGTATAGGAAAACAATTTAGTAGTATATTACATGATATAGCAAAAAAAATGTATAATGAAAAAAATTTATTAAATTTTTATAATAAAATAATAGAATTATTAAAAGAAACAGAAAAATTAAAAAA